CTCATGACGGCGAACACCGACGCACTCGTCACCAAGCTTCTTGGTGGTGAGTCGTAGGTTTTCAAGTCATCATCGCCGTTGGGGTGTTCATAATAATTCTTATGTTCATCCCAGTGGGGATTTTAATCCTCACTAGCCTGATCGACGGGATCCTGTCTGCCCATTCGGGGAGAAATGCGTCCTCAGATCTCTTGCGAGATATGCGGTTCGTACTTCTCTTTGTCTGGTCAGTTGGATCCCTAGCGATCTTGCTTTACGGCGGTTGCGTCTAGGAGTCTAACAGCTTCGCGACGTAGGCTATGGAGAAGTTTACCTCTATTTAAGGAGGGCTTCTGAAAAGCCTGATGTCACTCTGGAAAGAGGTAGCACAGGAATGTGCTACCAGATGTCACACTAGCGCCATGATGGATCTCAAAAAGATCCATCAACGCGTCGAACATGAGGGGTTGTCGTTTTTGACGATAACCCTGCCAACTTTTGGAAAAGGTCTCGAAAAAGCCCTTGACCTTAAGAAGGCCGATCCCAGTCTCTTCCCCGCGTTTCACACGCGGCGAGGCGAGTGTCTCCCCCGATTTCTCGGAGGTTTCACGGATCGTGTGTTCGACCGTGCTAGCGGTGTGCTTCTCACGGCACCCGACATTGATGCAATTCGATCCATCCGTCAGTTAACACTGATGTTTGGAAAGATTCTTGTCCCTTGCAGTGATGCTAGGGTTGAGAAGGCATATGTCGAGTACCTTGATTGTGAGAAGGAGGTTCGTGTCAATGATACGCGTTTGTCAGAAAGTGATATTTCTGATTTTCAACGCGTATCAGAGATATTGTTTGGACAGCTCTTCTCTTCCATCGACCAATTGGTCTTTGATCGAGATAGAGTTGTACCTAAACATGGCCCTGGTGCCACTGCGGATAGACTCCGTGGAAACGGAAAATATCTGCAGTCCACCTGGCCTGTACGCTTGCAAGATGTCTTCCCTTGGGAGGACTTCTTGGTTCCTAATTCATCCTTTTGGGATGAACTAGGTGATAGCGTGAACCTCCTCGAACCTGGCTCGGAAATTCCTGTGAAAGTAATTTCCGTTCCTAAAACGCTCAAGACACCTCGAATAATTGCCGTTGAGCCTACTGCGATGATGTATATGCAGCAGGCAATGTGGCACTTGTTCAAGGATGGCATTATGGAGGATGACTTCCTCCGTCGTGTCATCGGCTTCCATGATCAATCGCCTAATCAGCGATTGGCCCGGAAGGGTTCCCGTAATGGGACACTAGCTACACTCGATTTGAGTGAGGCTAGTGACCGTGTCTCGAATCAGCTCGTACGCGAGATGCTTGTCAGCTACCCCCATTTGCATGGGGCAGTTGACGCTTGCCGCTCGCGGAAGGCTGATGTGTTTGGTCATGGCGTTCAACGCCTGGCCAAATTCGCGTCTATGGGTTCAGCTCTGACCTTTCCAATTGAGGCGATGGTCTTTACGACCCTCATCTTTGTTGGAATTGAGTCGGAGCTAAGCACCCCGTTGGATCCAGCAAAGGTAAGAACCTTTGCTGGTAAGGTGCGCGTCTACGGGGACGACTTGATTGTTCCCGTAGACTACGTGGAAGCCGTTGTACGTGTGCCGACGACTTTTGGGTCGAAAGTTAACACGCACAAGTCTTTCTGGAACGGTAAGTTCCGTGAGTCTTGTGGTAAGGAATATTACGATGGCGAAGACATTAGTATTGTCCGCGTCCGTCAAATGTTCCCTGCACAACGGCAGCACGCAACCCGTGTCATTTCGCTCGTTAGCCTTCGCAACCAACTCTATGAGTCTGGTTACTGGGCGACGTGCAAATGGCTTGATGAGGAGATCCGGAATTTGATTCGTCATTTTCCGGTAGTTCTCCCATCATCGCGGGTGCACGGTCGCCATTCCTTCCTTGGGTATGAATCCCAGAGAGAGGATGGCGAGCTCCATCGCCCCCTAGTCAGGGGCTATGTGGAGTCTTCCAGGATACCATCCGATCCATTGGATGGCCCTGGAGCCTTGCTCAAGTTCTTCCTCAAGCGAGGCGATGAGCCGAGCTATGATGAGAAGCACTTGGAGCGCGCTGGGCGTCCGCATGCCGTCGACATCAAGCTGCGGTGGGCTACTCCCTATTAGGGAAGTAGCTGGGATGGGGGATAACGATGTATAAACCATGAGCACCTTTAGCGGTGTTTTGATTTTATACTAGTTTCCTCGGAGATAACCAG